TTTGTTTACGATGGATATTGCGAGTCTTGGTACACCAAACTCTACTTATATCCTTATACCCGGCGAAGGAATCTTAGCATCTACGGGTTTGTACTTAACTTTAAGTGCAGGTTCAGTTACCGGTATAACGGTGTTTTATGGCTAAGTCTCCTGCATGGCAAAGAGCAGAAGGGAAAGACCCCAAGGGGGGTCTGAACGCGAAGGGACGCGCGTCCGCGAAATCACAAGGGATGAACTTAAAGCCCCCCGCGCCGAAACCAAAAACGAAAGAAGACGCCGGGAGAAAGAAGAGCTTTTGTGCGAGAATGTCGGGGATGCGTTCGAAGCTTACCTCCGAGAAAACAGCCAAAGACCCAAACTCCCGGATTAACAAAAGCCTGCGGGCGTGGAACTGTTGAGGTGAATGTGGAACATACTATTTGGAACGCAATTCTTTCGGTAGGTGTTAGTGTTGTTGGGTTCTTCCTCAAGAGCATGTATGACGAGGTAAAGCGCCTTCAAGTACTGATCAACAAAACCCGCGAAGAAGTTGCCAAAGAGTATGTGACTAAATCACAATTAGACGCGGACATCAATCGCATCTTTGACCGGCTTGATAGACTCGAAGCCAAGATTGACCGACTGGTAGAGAAACATGCCTAGTTCATCAAAGAAACAGCACAATTTTATGGAGGCGATTGCCCATTCGCCTTCTTTCGCCAAGAAAGTTGGTATTCCTCAGTCCGTGGGTAAGGACTTCTCGGCGGCTGATAAGGGCCGTAAATTTTCCAAAGGTGGCGAAATGGCTGAATCCAAAGCAATGGTTGGCAAAGAAGTGGCCTTTATGAAAAAGAAGGGCGCTCCCGCCAAAATGGTCAAGCATGAGATGGCTGAAATGAAGGGTATGAAGAAGGGCGGTTCCGTTTCTTCCCGTGCCGATGGGGTTGCCAAAAAGGGCAAAACTAACACGACAATGGTCAAGATGAACAAGGGCGGCAGGGCCTGCTAAGGAATAATCATGGCACTCAGTGAATTTGAACGCGCATTCAAAGCCGCCCGTGCTTTGGGCGATTCTGAGTTTGAGTTTCGTGGGAAGAAGTTCAACACGAAGCTAAAAGAAGATATGCCTGCGCCAAAGTCTGAAAAGACTAGCACGGGGGCAACCTTCACGTCAGATCTTTCCGGACGCCAAAAGCAGATGGAAATTGACCGTTTGCGCGGCGAAGACAAGCCGTTGGAAGGGGTTTACCCGGAAACGGCTATCCCTGCCCTGCGTGGTCTTCGGGGTTTGATGGGTGTTGGGAAAGCTGTTGGTGAAGCCCGTGATCGGGTTGAGCCATATTTGCGTAAGGAAACCCCGGCACTTCCAGCACCTCGTGGGGAAACTCCAGCACTTCCAGCACCTCGTTCAGAACCTAAAGCTTTGGGCGGGCCAAAAGCGGAACGGGAATATACTCCTCGGCAAGAAGCTACCCCCCGTCAAGAAATTAGGGCATTGGAAGGACCAAAGCCCGAACGTGGATATACCCCTCGCCAAGAAGGTGCTGTTGGGTCAAACCCAGCAATTAAACAGTCGGGGCGCGAAGTTAGAGGTATGGATAAAGGTCCAGCCGCAAATGAGCTTGGGTTTGAACTCAAACGCGAATCTAAAGGGTTTGGTCGTGGACCTGCCGCCAATGACGCGGGTGGTGTTTCGGCAGAAGAAGCTTCACGATTTGGGCAAGGTGCAACCAAAAACCCACGGGGTATGGAGCGTAGCGAAGACCGTAACCCTGACATGAAGAAGGGCGGTAAAGTCAAAGCTTTTGCCAAAGGCGGCAAAGTTTCTTCGGCATCCTCCCGTGGGGATGGCTGTGCACAACGCGGCAAAACTCGTGGAAGGATGGTGTAATCATGGCTACCGGACAAACTGAAATTTATACGGCTAAGATGGGGCAACCCCCCATGCCAGACGAAGGCCCAACAACTTCAACGCCTCCACCGACTCCGCCTAAGCCTAAGAAACGGGAAGGTCAGACCGATATTTATACGGCTGACATGGGTCAACCCCCCATGCCAGACGAAGGCCCAACAAAAAACATCAAAAAGCCAAAGAAAATGGCGGCTGGTGGGACGGCTTCTTCCCGCGCAGATGGTTGCGCTGAACGTGGTAAAACCAAAGGACGGTTCGTATGAAAAAAGATCACCCCCCAATTGAGTTTGACTCACCCGTTGCTCATAAAATGCACCATGAGCATGTGAAGCAACATTCTGGTGGTTTTGCCCACCACAACGAAATGTTTAAAAAACATGGCGCTGGGCACATGTATGAGCAAGATAAAGTTCAAAAAATGTGCGGCGGCGGGATGGCTGGCAAAAAATGATGTCGAGTCGGGGCATGGGGGCAATTGCCCCCAGTAAAATGCCCAAAAAGCGGGAGATTACCCGCAAAGATGACCCCAACACTGTAGATATGTATGCTGCTGGGGGGCATGTAAACGAAGCGGGCAACTACACAAAGCCCAGTCTTCGTAAGCGGATCGTATCTCAAGTTAAGGCTGCGGCGACTCAGGGTACTGGGGCGGGGCAGTGGTCTGCCCGTAAAAGTCAATTGGTAGCGAAGAAATATAAAGCTGCTGGTGGGGGGTATAGGGATTGAAGCCTCCACAGCAGTCCCTCAAAGATTGGGGCGACCAGAAGTGGCGCACCAAGAGCGGTAAGCCGTCAAGTAAGACCGGAGAACGGTACTTGCCGGAGGATGCAATTAAGAGTTTGAGTCCGTCCGAGTACGCCGCAACGACCAAAGCCAAACGTGCAGGTAAGGCGGCAGGGAAACAGTTTGTAGCGCAGCCCAAAACGATTGCAAAGAAAACCGCTAGGTTTAGATAATGACGACTACCGGCACGTCAACCTTCAATCTTGATGTCAATGATCTCATTGAAGAAGCGTTTGAACGCTGTGGGCAAGAGCTTCGTACTGGTTACGATTTTCGTACTGCTCGTCGCTCCCTCAACCTGCTGACTATTGAGTGGGCAAATCGAGGCATCAATCTATGGACGATTGAGCAGGGCACCATCCCGCTCTACATGGGAACTATCACCTATGATTTGCCCGTAGATACGATTGATCTGTTGGACCAAGTAACTCGCACGGGTACAGGCGTCAACCAACAAGATCTTAATATTAACCGTATTTCAGAGTCTACGTACTCTACAATCCCAAACAAAAACGCAACTGGTCGCCCAATTCAGGTTTGGATCAATCGGCGTTCGGGTGCAACCACTCCCGATGGCGTGCAGTACCCGCAGATCAATGTGTGGCCTTCACCTGATCAGGGTAGCCAATCATCCCCGTTTTATACGTTCGTGTACTGGCGCATGCGGCGTATTCAAGATGCTGGGACTGGCGTCAAAACTCAAGATATCCCATTCCGATTCCTCAATTGTATGGTTGCAGGACTGGCGTATTATTTGGCGATGAAGCTGCCCAATATTGACATGCAGCGGGCTACAGGATTAAAAGCAGAGTACGAACAGCAGTTTCAACTTGCCGCCGATGAAGACCGCGAAAAAGCGAACAATCGCTACGTACCGCGAGTCTTGTTCTACTAATGTCCGTTAAGTACGCTTCTGGCAAATTCAGTATCGCAGAATGCGATATATGCGGCCAGCGGTACAAACTGAAAGAGCTTCGCAAGCTCACAATCAAGACAAAACAGGTTAGTATTAAGGCTTGTCCGGAGTGTTGGAACCCAGATCACCCGCAGCTACAACTTGGTATGTATCCTGTGTACGATCCGCAGGCGGTACGGGAACCACGTCCTGATTTGAGTTACTACCAATCTGGTACAAGCGGGCTGCAAATTGCGCTTACTTCTACAACTGCACCAGACTCAGTTGGGTATCCAGAAGGTGGTAGTCGAGTATTTCAGTGGGGTTGGAATCCGGTTGGTGGTGCAAGTTCATTTGATACGCTGCTAACCCCAAACAACTTGGTTTTGCAGGTACAAATAGGTACAGTAACGGTTGTGACGACATAGGAGTCATCATGGACAAGAAAGAAGTTAAACAGATCGCTGATACGGAGGTGAAAGCCCACGAAAAGCGATTGCACGGCATGAAAAAAGGCGGGGTTACGTCCCTCGAAATGAAGAAGTATGGGCGCAATCTTGCTCGTGCGATGAACCAGAAAAGCACTGGGCGGGGCCGATAATGGCTACTTTCAGCATGAAAAAAGGCGGAAAAGAAGTTGGTCAAGCCAAAGTCTACGCACCCCCGCACGACATGACGGGTAAATCCGGCGTCGATCTGGGCAATAACGGTTATGGACCCAACCCAAAACGTGTTGAACTAAGTGACATGGCAGTAAGTATTGACGGCGCACGTAGCAAACCGTACGCAGAAGCCAAAACTTCAGGTATCAAGATCCGTGGGACTGGTTGTGCGACTAAAGGCATGATGGCTCGGGGGCCGATGGCGTGACCTACACTGAGTTGGTTGCCTCAATTCAGACGTATACGCAGAACCAGTTTCCTGCGGAAACACTTGCGGACGGGTCTACCGTTTCGACTACGGCCCAGATCAACCGTTTTATTGAGCAGGCCGAACAACGCATTTATAATACTATTCAGTTCCCCTCATTGCGCAAAAATGTGCTGGGGGTGACTAGCCCTTCAAACAAGTATCTTGCTTGTCCCAACGATTTCTTATCTGTGTATTCGCTAGCGGTTATAGAAAACTATAATACAGATAATGCCAATTACACATACTTACTGAATAAAGACGTTAACTATATCCGTGAAGCATACCCAAACCCAACGGATACTGCGCTCCCTAAGTACTACGCGCTGTTTGGGCCACAGTCGAGCAACGCAGCCGAACTGACGTTCATTCTTGGCCCAACTCCAAATGCCATATACACAGTGGAGTTGCATTACTTCTTCTACCCAGAATCAATCGTTACCGCAGGTAATACATGGTTGGGTGATAATTTTGATACGGCTTTGCTCTACGGTACGCTTGTAGAAGCGTACACGTTTATGAAGGGTGAAGCAGACATGGTAGCGCTTTATACTACTCGATACCAAGAATCACTTGGTATGGCTAAACGTCTGGGCGATGGGTTGGAGCGTCAGGATGCGTACCGCTCTGGCCAATATAGGCAGGCGGTGACTTAATGGCATTTACTGGCAATTGGACGACCAATACGTTCAAGACTGGGCTTCCTAGTGGGACGTTTAACTTCAACACGGGTACGACGCAGGTCTTCAAGATCGCGTTGTACACCAACGCTGCTACACTAAATGCGACCACGATTGGGTATACTGCAACAGGCGAGGTTTCTGCCTCGGGGTATACCGCTGGGGGGCAAATCCTTGTTATTAGCCAAGTCCCTACTGTGGGTGCTACCGGCACGACTTCGTACTGGTCATTTAATAACGCCATCTGGTCTACTGCGGTTACTGCGCGGGGGGCGTTGATTTATTTGGCTGATGGGGCTACGAACCCCGCTATTTGTGTACTAGATTTTGGTTCAGACAAGACATCGACAAACACGTTTACCGTACAATTTCCAGCAGTCACCAACACTTCAGCAATCATCAGGATCGCATAATGTTAGTCAACACAATCCACGGCGAAATGGACGACGCCCTTCTAGTCAAAAAAGAGGGTTTGTTGGATAATGATATTGAATCCACCACATGGGTTGAATACTGGCTCGACGACGAGTTGGTTCACCGTTCTGTTCACGTTACCCTAAAAACTTCTCCGTTTACGGCGTTAGAAGCCGCCTCAATAGGATAAATCATGGCAAATACCCAATCAATGTGCACATCGTTCCTTGGGGAACTGATGACCGCAACTCATAACTTTGGCGCTTCACCTATCCGTGCGGCATCAACTGCTGATACGTTCAAAGCTGCGCTATATCTTGCCTCGGCAACAATTAACGCCTCAACTACTGCATATACTGCAACTGGTGAAGTCACTGGTACAAACTATACAGCGGGTGGGGTAACGGTCACTAATGCAACCGCTCCAACATCTACTAATAGCTCAGTTACTGCGGGTGTTGGATATTGGACGCCATCTGCTTCAATTGTTTATACCACTGTCACGCTTTCAACGGCGTTTGATACAGTGTTGATTTACAATTCGACGCAGAGTAACAAGGCAGTTAGTGTTCATACCTTTGGGTCACAAACGGTGACTGCGGGTACGTTCACGCTAACCATGCCAAGTAACACGACCAGCACTGCACTGCTCCGTTTGGCTACAACCTAAAAGGTTGGTGAAGTACTGTGGCTACCGGCTGGGGGGCCAGTACTTGGAGTAGTAATACGTGGGGCGGTTCGCAAGACGCCCTAACTGGTAATGTTGCGTCTGGTGCTGTTAGTGCCCCCGGTGTATCGGTAACAATAGGTATTACCGGGGTTACCGCTGCTGGTTCTGTAGGAACAATTACACATGGTTCGGCCCAATTTGCGCTAACCGGAGTTTCTGCCTCTGGTTCGGTCGGAACCGTTACACCTGCTTCATCTGTCGCCTCAACCGGAGTTTCTGCCTCTGGTTCGGCCGGAACTGTTACGCGCGGTGCAATTCAATTTGCACTAACCGGGGTATCAACCGCTGGTTCTGTAGATACAGTAACTCCATCAAAATCACAAACTGAAACTGGAACAGTTGCTTCTGGTTCGGTTGGTTCAGTTGGAGTTGCCCCGTCTGTATCTTTAAGCGGGACCGTAGCTTCCGGTTTAGTTGGAACTGTTACAAGTAGCAAGACTGTTGCACTGTCTGGAGTAGTAGGCTCTGGGCTTGTTGGTAATGTCTCACCCGCCAGAACTATTGCCCTTACTGGGGTAGAAGCGCAGGGCACGCCCGGTGCAGTCTCTTTAAACCTACAAGTTTCTGAGGTTCATGCTGACGGATTAGTTGGCACAGTTAGCCCATCCCGCACCATACCTATTACTGG